GCGATCGCCACCGGCACGGGCCAGCATGTCGGCCCACCAACCGCGCCGATCGTCGCTGCCGTCTGGCAGGACATCGCCGGGGTTCGCTCGCCGATCGGTGAGCAGGGAAAGGACAACTGCGGTGCGCAGGCCGTCATCCGCTACCAGGTCACCGTCCTGCAGTTGGATATCGATGCGGCCGTCAAAGCCCGGATGGAGTGCGATATCGGTCATTGCGCTGGCCCCGTGGTTCCGCCTGAATCACCCGGGTGGACGTGGCCTTTGAGGGATATAGAGTCCGCAGTGACATCACCACCTGTAACGCCAAAATCGCCCTCGACGGAGGCTCCGCCACCGCCGCTCACGGCCATGCCGCCTTGCCCTACGATTGCTCCCTGCACAGTCAATGCACCGGTGATGGTGACCTGTGGCGTGTCCAGGGTGACGCTCGCAGTAGCAGTGACGTTAGCGGTGTCACACTGGCCAGTGATCTCTGGCGCCGTGGCCGCGATCTTGGTGGCGGCGTCGACGTTCACGGATCCGCCGGCGGTCACGTTGGTGTTGTTACCCACAACCACTTCCAGGTCCTGGCCGACGTTCACCTTCACGATCCGGCCGCGCTTCATGTGGATGTAGTCGCCCTCGTCGGTGTATAGGGCAACCTCACCGTTCTGCAGGCTCTTCATCCGGTGCCGGCGGTCATCCACCGCGATGGCCACCAGGTGGCCACGGGATCCGCCAACGGCTAAAGCGATCGCTTCGGCACCGTCCAAGGGCCGGCACGTGAAACCGTATTGCTGAAACCGCTCCATGGCAGCTGTCTCGCCGGCCAGAAGATCCATCTGCACCACCTGGAGCTTGCGGCCGTCGTCAGACAGCCGCACAACACCTCGGGAAACAATCAGGCGCAGACGCCGCCAGACAGGAGCCAGCAGGCGGACGATGTCTCTCATCCCCATACGGATTCCTCCTCTTCCGGCTCCGGCTCTGCGGTCAGGTCCCAGGCCGATGGCGGAACCACCTGGACCTCAGCGCGCTCGCCCTGCCCATCCAGCACAAGCTGGACGCCTTCAATGATCATGTTGTCCTGGATGCCCAGCCAACGGTCGCGCACGGACACCTCAAAGCCAGGCGTCCACAGTCCGCTGTCGTGGCGCCAGCCGGCCACGGTATAGGTCAGCCCACGGCCACGGCCGCGACGGCGGCGGGTTTCGGTTTCGGCTCGCTGCCGGCAGCCGGCCTTATCAACCGGCGTGTCAGCAACGATGACCTGGGGGCGGAAACGGATAACGGGGTCGGTGGCAGTGCCTTCCGGGCTGGAGGCTTGCTCACCGGACAGGAGGTCATCACCAGGTTGTTGGCCCTGGACGATGATCTCGGAGAAGCGGTCCCGAACTGAGAAGCGGCCGGAACCCTTGCGGATGTTCTCACCGAGCGCCAGGGCGGTATCGATGCGGCCACGAGGTGGTTTGGTGATCACCAGGCGGCCCTCGGGATCGCATACAAAGATCACCGCCCGGTACCGGCCCATTTGTTCCAGGGCTTCGTAAAACGGCTGGCCAGCCTCAACGGCGGGTGCCTTTATGGGCGCGCCGGTGTCTGCCTCCACCACCACGTCAATGCCGAACGGCTCGGCCAGTTCACGGGCAATCGCTTCCAGCTTGCGGGGTTTGCTCCAGGTCTTCCTGCGGGAGGAACAGTCCACCAGATCGGCGGTCTTTGAGCGACCGCTGACCACCAGGCTGTGCTGATTGGCATCGTAGGCGGGAAGTACTTCGTCGACGTAGCCGGTGATAACCAGGTCGTCATCGATAAACACCTGGCATTCAGCGCCGCTGCGGACCGGTGCGGGCTGGGTGGATTCGCTCCACTTTTCTGTCAGGGAAAGCTCGAAACGGTCCGCCACCTGGTTGAGGCCACGGCGAATATTCACGGAGGTCCAGCCGCCGTGTCGATTACCGTTAATGAGAAGTTCAACCCGTGAAGACATAAGGCCCGCTTGCATGTGACCCCCGGCGCGGGCTGACCGCCGGGGGTCTTCAAAAAACTCTGGTAATCAGCCCGTAGAGTAGGTTTAATGGTGGCCTGATCACGCAGTAGCCTTGGGCCTGAAGCCCTTCAGCCTTGTTTCCTTATTCCCCCAGAACTTCCAACGCTTCACCCGCCGGTACCCGGCCCGGATGTGCCACCCGATTGCGGCTTATGAGCTCATCGGCCCGGCTTGCGTCCCCGTAGAGTTTCTGAGCCACCACCAGGGCTGGCAGGGGCTGCTGCAGGGTCACCGATCGCAGGCGGGGAAGCTGGGCCCCGCGCTGTTCCAGATCCCGCACTACCGCCGCACGCACGGCCGTCAGGCTTGCATAGACGTCATTGGCAGGGATGTTGTCCGAGGTCAGTTGCAGCTCAATGCCAGCAGTGATGGTGTCTCTGGCCGCAATGGCATCATCCGCTGCAAGCCAATCGGTAGCGGCCGCTACCTGGGCAGACTGGAGCACGGCCGCGCGGCGCACCAGGTTGTTGCCGGCACGGATGGCAGCCATCTGAAGCTGGCGTGGTACCGGATCCAGTGGGGATGTCACGGGTGGCTCATCGCCGGCGCTGAACAGATCATCGTAAACACCCAGGGCACGGCCGGGCTCATTCACCAGGTCACGAACCGAGGCAATACTTTCCATTATCTGCGCCCCTAACTCCGCAGGGGCTCGGATCAAGTCGGAAATAGGCCCGGTGACGTCGCCGATAACGCTCTCGATTCCGCTGATAGCATCCTGAAGAGCCTTTTCAACAGAGGCCACGCGATCGGTCGCCAGCTCCAGGATGTTGAAGTCTTCCTCAAAGTCATCGAGCACTGCCTGTTCTGCCTGGGCAACAGTGCGCTGCACCTGGCGTTGGGTGTCCTGAGTAACGCGGGGCAGGCGCGGCTCGTCGTCGGCACGTACAACCGTGAACGATACCCGGGCAATGCCACCCTCGCGGGTGCTCTCGCGGATCCGCATACCACCAACCAACACCACCTGGTGTGTGCCGTAGTACGGATGCACCAGCTCACCTGCACCTGGTGTTTCGGCTGCGTCGACAAGGCGCTGGCGTGCCAGGTCATAATCCGGACCGATCAGGAAGCCTTCAACCTGCCATTCGCGCTTGTTGCGGCCGAGATCTTCGGCGTAGGGCTGATCCCTCAGCGGGTATTCATGGACTTCCACCCTCCGGCCCGGCGTCTGGCTGGTGCGTTCCAGGTGAATCTCTATGCCACGGAAGGTGGCGACGGCTTCGCCGATACGATCAGACCAGGGCATGTGCTAGGCTCCTTTTATTTGCGGAGAAGTAAAGATGTCCCGAACATTCATCCTTTTGCTGGTTATAGTCCTGGTACCTGTCTCTTACGTGGTCGGCTCCGCCGTTCTGGAACCAGAACCTGATTTTGAAATCGATATGAGCGAGCGCATGTCGGACAGCGAGATAGCCATGGCTACGAAATGGCTTCAGGATTTCAGGGACAGCTGCCCGGCGCTCTTCACCAAACTCAAAGGGCACACTAGTGATGCGAGCGTTGAGGTTTGGGAGGCAATGCCTTACCGCGCAGAACAATATGGATGGGAAAAGGAAGTAGTCTTCTCTGTGAAGATCAGCAACGATTCCAGAGTTGCAAGCGGGCATACCGTCACCTACCACATCAGCAGGAACGGCACCCCGGGATGGCTCACTCAGAAACCCCAAGGCGCTGAAGCTTGTGGAAAGAACGCCAATCCGGTCGGTGAGACGTTCGTAGGCTTCTAATAAATCATTCACGGCATCAGGCCTGATATACCAAGATCAACATCCATATCAGGCCCGCCATCACCCCGAGCTGGCGTAACAGCGGTCACTCTGCCTTCCTGGTTAACCTCTATCTTCAATGTGCCGGCATCTCGCCTGTCATTAAATTCGACAGCCCTCTGAGCCTCGTCGTTACCGAAGAATGCGAGTGTTCTGGCCACTGCCTCACCAATCGAGTCGCCAATCTTTCTTCCAGTTTCGGTGCCGTCGATAAGCGTCTTGTTGATCAGAGTTCCCACCCCGTAACCAGCAGCTCCGGCAGCACCAACTGCCAACCCTGCTGTGCCAACGGCGCTGGCGCCGAGCGCTCCAATAGATCCAATGGGAGCCCGGCCAAGGTTGCGCATCGGGTTGAAGATTCGGCGAGACCTGGCAGCAGCGCCTCCGCCTCTGGGGCCACTGCGACCCGCACCAGCCTGGCCACCGAGACCGGGCTGATTCACCACATAGACGGGAATCGGAGCCGCTCCGGAAGCCAAGCCACCGAGGGCACCTCCGACGCCACCACGGCCCCGGCCTAGAACCTTTCTACCGGCACTGAAGACATCGGATCCCAGCTTGCCCAGGAAGCGACCACCCACCGCGACACCAAGGCCGCCGAGGGCAATGCCCCCAATCTTCAGCCATCGATCGACGGTTTCCGAGTCAAGGCTATTCAATGCGTCAGCCGCCGACTGCACGGCTCCTGTCAGGTTGTCATCTGCAAAGTTGGTCCAGGCTGATATCAGGTTCCGCATCGCACCTGCCATGGTGTCCGCCGCCCTGGCGGAGTCGTTCATGGTGGCGGAGCCATCGCCCTGGACGTCCATGAACTTCTCCAGGCTGTTAACCGAGCCAGTCCGCATGAACTCACCAGCTGCGGCGTTGAACGCCCGCATGGCCTCCGCATCGAATACCGAGGAAAGCCGAGTGGTCTGGCCGTCTACAGCCTGGATAATCTCGACCATCAGCTCATTGATGGGCCTCAACACCTGGCGTCCTTTTTCCAGCTCCTTTGGGTCGAACACCTGGATGCCGCCTTTTTGCAGCGACTTCACTTTGTCAGCGTTCTGGAGTGTGCGAAGCAGCGCCTCAAAAGCGGTCGCAGCCTGTTCGGAACTGCCGGTACCCATCCGGATAACCTGCAAGGCAGCGCCCATTTCCTGTATGGCTCCGGCGCCTTCACGCCCCATGGCGGTGTAAGCGGTAACCACCCGTGGACCGAGAGAGGCAAGGTTCTGCAGGGTGAAGGCACCTTGCTTGCCTTGCTGGTTCAGGGTGTCTAGCACCCGGAGGATCTCACCAGAGTCCTTGATGTCCATCTTCTGGAACTCGGCCATGATCTCACCGATGTTCTGGCCGGCAGCACCGGTGGCGGAGATGGCCAGGCCGATATTGCGGATGTTCTCCTGAGCGAATTCCAGGTCGCCGGTCTTCTCGACGATAGATTCGATCGCACTGGTGATCTGGGAAGGATCAACGCGGATATCCGGGGCCCGGGCTGTTTCGAAGATCTTCCGGCGCAGGCCCTCCATTTCCTCTTCGGACTTGTTGGCCTGGATCCCCAGCCGGGTGAAGCGCTCTTCCATCTTGGTGAGGGCCCGCAGCGTTCCAATGCCAGCGGCGCCAGTGATCAACGCGGTGTATCGGTTCCCCATGCGATCCAGACCACGCCCCAGCATCTGGGCAGATCGGCGCACCCGGCCGAGGTGGCGGTCGCTTGTCCGGCTGAACTGACCCACGGCGCGGCCGTAACGCTGGGCCCGTTCCTCAAAGTTGCCGGTCAGGTTAAGCGCTACGCTGGCCTTCATTTCACTCATGGGATTCTCTCGCGATTTGGAGGGTCGTAATCAGGCGGCGAAGTGGCAGGCGTTCAATATCGTGCGGGGACCACCCGGTGGCCCGGGCTACCCGCACAGTCCCACGTTCAAGACTCGGCCTGTCCCTCATCAGCTCGCCCCCGCTGCGCCACCTCGCGGGACGCGATGGCGGCGATCACGGCCTGATCCAGTTTGCTGCACTCTTCGTGAAGAAGTTCCAGGTCTGCTGGGTGCAGCTTGCGCATCTCCGCCAGGGACAGAGGCCCTTCAACGTTCCCGATCCTGGCGATTTGCCTGCGCAAGGTGTGGATGCCCACCGCGCTGGGGCTGGCCACCAACTGCGGACCTTCCGGAGTGTTCACCACGCGCTCGGCTTCGGACTGAGCGTCGAAGATATCGCCCGCGGTCAGCTCACGGATCACTGCCTTTTTATGGATCTTCTCGCCAATCTCCAGGCCGATCTCCAGATCAACGTTTACCTCAGCCATTACACACGCTCCAGTGCAAGGCCGGACATCTCAAGCTGCACAGATCCCGCACCCACGTCCAGCGGCGTGGGGCTGGTGGTGAAGGCACCGCGCAGCATCCAAGTCTGGCCCGTGTCGGTGTCCAGGATGATGGTGGCATCGGTCAGGTTGGACAGCCGCACAATGTCGGTGTCCGCCGTGTGATGCAGTACCACGCTGAGGGTGGGTGCTACTGGATTTTCGGTATAGCCCACGGGACGGCGGCCGTTCAGCTTGGTTTCACGCTCGAACCCGCCTGGGTTGAGGGTGCCCTTGCCATCGGTCAGCAGCTCTTGGCCACCTTCCCGGATCTTCACGTTGCCGGTGATCTTCATAACGGGTTTACTCCTGTCTCAAACCGGTTTTACGGAGCCCTTAAAGGCTCACTTCCGGAACTGTGTCTGCATGGCGTGGACGCGGTACTGGCCGACCAGCTTGGGTGAATCAATGACGTTCAACCGCCCCGGGTTCTCGGTGTCGATCGCCGCATCCAGGGTTTCGGCATAGCCTTCGTAATCCTGCGCCCAGCCACGGCTGAGGAAATCCCGGTACAGGCTCAGCAATTCGGCCTTGGCCACGTTGGGCGTGACGATCGGTTGGCCGGCGCCGAAGTTTTCGGCATCGGCATCCTCGGCCAGCTTGTGGCGGGGGAAGCGCTGCAGGATGCGGGCTCGCTGGTCGTAGCGGATCCGCTCCAGGGTTTCGGCCACGTTGATGTCCAGGTACGAGTCGCTGGGCACACCGCTGTCCGTCTCCTGGAAGGTGGTGATTTGGCGCTCGATGCTCACAGTGCCATCGTTGGCCACCTTGAACGTGGCGATGCCGTCGTACAGCAGCAGGTTGCGCTCGGTGTCGGTGAACCGGTCCGCTTCCTTCGGGCCCAGGATCATGGGCAGCTGCAGGGTCTGCAGCGGGCGGGCCGGATCAGTGGCCAGCGCCTGGCCAGCAACGGCCGCGTTCACGGCGCACCACAACCAGGTGGGGCTCACGGCCTTGCCGGTGCCCATCACGGTCAGGTGCGGGTTGTTGTGATTGCCACCGAAGGTGCCGGTCTCGCCGTGGGTGCCACGGAACGCAGCAAAGGCACGGCCGCCAATCTGGCGCATCGGGCCGAAGCGATCGTCCAGCTCGTCCTTGAGCGCGGTCAGGTTTGCGGTGTCGGTGTAGGGGCACGCAATCCAGTTGTATTGCTCCGGGCCCAGGGCCGCGATGGCGTCGACCAGGTCCGGGTTTCCTGCGCCGCTGGCCATGTCTGTGATGGTGGGTGTGATCCCTGCAATACGGTCTTCGCCGAGGGCGGCAAACCGGATATCGATATCGTTCCCAGTTTCGCCGGCCCAGCGGCATTCCAGATCCACTTCGGAGGTGGCCGTTCCGTTTACGGTTGCGGTTACCGGCAATCGCGTGTCGGCATTGATGGCATCCACCAGGGCCTGGGCAATGGCGGTACCATCGTCGCCCACGGCCACACCGATCCGGACGCGGTACCCGGCGAGGTACAGCACCATGGCACCGGCGGCGCTGGCACTTCCTGCCAGGGCGATCTTGCCTGTGGCCTTCACCCCACCTGAGGCGGATTCCACATCGTCCAGCGGTAGGGCCCAAGTCTCAAGGTACGGCTGGGCATTCAGGGAGTGACGCAGCATTTCGGCCAGCATGGAGCCCCGGCCGTAGAAACGTTCCGCCTGTTCGGCATTGGTGACGCGTTCCAGTTCCAGGGCGTTCCGCTCACCGGTGGCCAGGCGCTGGCCCAGAACCAGGAGGCGACCCTGGAAGGCTGAGTTGCCCGCCAGGCGATCGTCGAACTCGATGTAGACACCAGGCACCCGCAACGCGGCGGGAATTTGGTTATAGATACCGGCACTGATCGGCATGGCTTATGCCTCCTTCTCGGTGGATTTGGCTTTCGCCTTGGGCTTACGCGGGGCTTGAGCAGCCACCACGTCCTGGTCACGCAGGCGCCGGCGCCAGAACGAATTCAGCGGCACCTGGCCACCATCCTCCGGCAGCGGTTTGCCATTCTCCTGGCGAATGCGCAGGCCCTGGCGGGGTTTTACGTAGATGGTCTCTTTGCTCACAGTCATTACTCCTGGGGCAGTTCAACCCGGTCTTCGGCAACCGGGCCGTCACCCACTTCATGGGTGGCGGTGTAAAGGGTGAAGTCCGCCAGTTCGGCGATATCCGTAGTGCGCAGGCTCACGCCTTGCTGCCAGCTGACAGCCCACAAGGCCATGCCGTGGCGGTCGATCTGGCCGCTGTATAGGTTCTCGGCGGCGACGCGTTGGGGCTTCTGGGTGTTGTCCAATTGCCAGGTGTTATTCCGTACCAGCCGCAACAGCGCTTCGGAAAAGTCCAGGGCCGCCACATCGCGGGTGGCCTGTGGCGTATCGCGGGTGACCAGGTACGCTACCCAACGCACCTCGGCAATGCGGGTCGGGCCATCGGCGATGGTCGGTACCGAGACGGCCGCAACCAACACGGCCGGGGCCTGTTTGCTCCAGCGTGTCAGTTCTTTCAGGTCGAACCGGCCGCCGTGGGCCTCGACGGTGTAAAGGTCTGGCAGCTCGGTTTTGATGGCGTCGACGATCGCGTCCCGCGTCAGCTTGATGTCACCGCTCATGCTGCCTCCAGGTGTCTGTCTAGCCAGCGATCGGCCACGGCTTCAATTTCGTCCAGGTTGTCTTGGGAAAAGCCCAGGTATTCACGGGCCGGAATTCCAGCAGGACCGGGGGCCATGTCCGGCGTGCCGCCGTGCTGGTGAATGGCGGCATACAACAGGTTGGAGCCGATCAGGGCCTCGTCACCCTCAATCTCGCTGGTGATGCTGTCGACCAGGTTGCCCTCGCCCTGTAGCAGGGACTGGCCACCGTGGCGTGTGGCTGCATAGTCCGCGCTCCACGCCTGCCAGGGCTCACCATCCGGAGACTGCTGTTCTTCATTGATGCGCTTTCGGGTCTGGCTTTCGGCCACGCCTGCCAGCTGCTCCAGCAGGTCCTTCCGATCGGGATTAGCCAGCCGTGCAATCCTCTCTTGCAGCCGGGCAACACTGGATAGGTCGAACTGCAGCCCAATGCTCATGTCAGCCTCCGGTCACGGCCCCAGCGACGGGGCCGTGAGGTGATCTGAGGCTTGATGCTGACCGGGCTCTGTTCCTGGATGCCCAGGCTCACTTCGCCCTTGGCAATGCGGCGCAGCAAGGCGATGGCGTTGTCGTAGCGGCCGCGCCGATGTTCTGTGGCAGTGTCCGCCTCCGGCGAAAGCACGTGAAAGGCGATGTCTACGGCCAGCTTTGTCAGGATGCGCGGCACCTTGGGCAGGGGTAGCTTGTACTGCTGGCCCACATAGGTGTCGATCTCGGCATCTGCATCCAGCAGCGCCTTGTCGACGACGTCCGTGTCCATCAGGCCGTCCCGGTCCCGATCGGACGCCACGAGAACGGCGTCGTTCCCGAAGCGGTCGATCAGGTCCTGGAGCGTGGCGTAGACAGGCATATCAGTCTTCCTGGCCTACCGGACGAACGGCCAGGCGCGGCTCGTCCTGAATGGCCTGGAGCTGCGCGTCGGTCAGTCGGCGAACGTCCAGGATCCGTTCAGTACGGCTGAACTCGAAGCCGGCTCGGCGGAAGCTGGGCGTCATGGACTTCACCGCGATGCGCTTGGCGCTTTCCTGCGCGGGCGGTGGGTTGTCCTTTTCCTTGCCTGCATCGTCTTCCGGTTTCGCTTGCGGATCCTGGGTGTCGCCATTGTCGCCTCCTCCGGCCGCCGGGGACTGCTCATCACTCCCGGGGCCGGGTTGGCTTGGCGCCGGCTCAACGGTGGAACCGGTCTCAGCGGTGGTATTCTCGGCGACCTGGGACTGGGTGTTGTCCTGCGCTGATGCCTTGGCTTCAGCAGCCTCGGCGGCTGTTTTTGTGGGCTTGGCGTTTTTCGCTGTGCTGGTTTTGGTGGCAGCCATAGTGCCCTCCCAATGCTTGTTCGGTTTTAAAAATGGCCAGGCACAGGCCCGGCCATTTTCAGGTCACTCGTCAGGCCGGCCTTAGACCGCCGTGCCGTCCGAGCCGTAGGCCATCTGCCAGAAGCTGTAGCCAGCCGCTCCGCGCGCTTCCGCGCCGTAGCGGTACTTCTTCTGCAGGAACACGCTGTCGCTGTCCATGTTGGTCTGAGAGACGAACACGGGGGCCTTGCGCTCCTGGTAGATGAAGGGCTTTACCGGCTTGGTGGTATCCAGCAGGAACCACGCGGTATCCGAGGTGATACGGGACGACACCACCACTTCCGCAGCATTCTTGTACGGGTTCGGCTTGCCGTCCTCCAGGCGATCAACGCTCATCAGCGCCTTGGCTGTATCTTCCAGGGCAGCACCAACCAGCAGGATGTTGGGCTTGATGTTGAGCGGGCGCTCTTCATCATCCTTCATCTTGCGCAGTGCGGTCCGGCCGGCACCGAAGCTGGCTTGTGCAGCCGCCAGGGTGGCAAAGCTGAGCTTGGCCGTGCCCTTGTTGGAAACGCTGACCACGGAGCCATCCTTCTTGCGTACCGGGTGGTCGGTATCGAAGAACGGCTGGCCGTCGTAACCCAGCTCCACGAAGCCGGCATTGACCAGGTCAAACACCAGTTCATCCGGCAGATGCGCAGCGCTGTACCCGGCCATCTCGGCTTCCGGGCCGTAAATGCCCAGGGTGTCGTCCTCGATGTCGTTGCGGTCTACCTCAATGGTGGCCTCAAAATCATCGTTGATGATGGTGTAGCCCTGGCCCTTGAGCTGCTTGACCACCTTCTCGCCGGCCCACTTGCGCATGGCCGGGAAACGCTCCATCCACTTGTAGCGGTTCTCGGAGGATCCCGAGGTCACCTTCATGGCGATCTTGTCCCACTCCGGCTCGGCGGCCTGGAGGGCGCGGTTGTACGTGGTCTTCAGATTGAAGAACACGCCATCGAGTGCACTTTTATTAACAATCACTGATGCTCTCCTTATTCGACCCAGACGCCAGCGGTTTCGACAGCCAGCACTGTTCCGGCGGCGGAACGAGTCCCGGTGCCGTCAGTGGCGGCGACGGTCTCGTCGTCCAGGATGTAACAGGTTTTGCCGACCAGGGACTGATCGACGGGATCGGCGTCGGCGTTCTTCCAGAGGAAGGCCTTGTTGCGGCGGACCAGGACGATCTCATCGCCGTCGGCGCCGTCGCTGTTGTCGACGTGTGCATCGGCACGGCCGATGTAGGTCAGCCCAGTAGCGGCTGCGCCAGCAACCAGGAAACCAGCGGCGTTGGTTGCGACCAGCGCGCCCTGGAAGATTTGCGCACCCGCGCCGACGGCAAATGGCATTACCTCACCGTCGCGAACCGGGGTCATACGATCTTGAGTAAGCGGCATCAGTTCACCCCTCCGTATTTCTTGAGGTCATCTTCAGAGTTGCCCATCATGCCGGCAATCTTGAGGGTCTCGGAGTTGAGTGCCTTGTCAGCGCCCGGGGCCTTGCGGCCATCCAGTCCTGAGTCGCCGGTGATCGCCGGGGCACTTTCAACAAACGTCTTGAAGCGCTCCAGGCCACCCTCGGTGCGGCACTGTGCTTTGTGGTAGTCCACCGTGGCCGGTGCAATCTTGCCGTCTTCCAGTGCCTGGTTGATGGCGGTTTCGATCGCCTCGTCCTCGCGTTCCTTCTTCAGGTTATTCAGCGTTTGCTCCGCATTGGCAGCGCGTTGCTGAGCCTGGTCGAAGTCGGCACGGGGCACGTACTTGTCGAGACTCGGGGTGGCTTCCCGGTTCTTCGCGGTCTTCAGGTCATCCTGAACTTGATTGAGGGCAGTGATTGCCTGCTCCTCAGTCGCGTCTTCGGGTAGACCCAGCCGCTTAAGCAGTTCTTTCCACACGGGGAATTCCTCCTGGTGGGTTTGCTGGTTCAGCGCTTTGAGCGCCAGGTTGGGTTGGTTGGTCAGGCCTGCGCTGGAAAGCCGGAAAATCTGGTTTCCATCACTGGTGTAGAGAAACACGGGGGAGATATAGCGGTATTCCTTGCGCTGGAGCTGGGCGCCGGCCCTCTCAGTCCATTCCACACGGCCCCATACGGCACCGTCGCGAACAGCCAGCTCCTTGACCCAGCCTGCCGCCGGAGCGTCCTGGCCATTCGGGGCGCGGTGCTCGCTGGCGTGTTCCCAGTCAATGACCAGGTCCACGTTGCGGGCAATGTACTGCTCAACCACACCCTGGGGATTGCTGTTACGCCACGTGCGGCCATCACGGCCCGCCACGATTTCACCGGCGGGCAGCAGCTCTACCCACTCCGGGACTTCTCCGTCTGGCAGCTCAACGTTCAGCGCCAGGCGTTGGCCCGGTGTCGGTTCGGTGTTCAGGGCCTTGGCAAGGCCGGAGCGGAGTGCGTTTGTTTTTTCCATGCCGCCAGATTAGCGACAGCCCACGCGGCGCATGGGCCTGAAGGGGTTCAGGGGAGAATCAGCAAGGGGGAGGAAGCGAAAACGACACCGGAGCGGTACCGATGAAAACAGATTATCGGACTCGGCCTGTGGTTGGCAATCGCCGAGACCGCATTTAAAGCCCATTTAAAAACGACGGACAGGGTTTGACCCCGGCCTTGGTAGCTCCCAGCGCTTTGACGGCCTTCTAGCGCTTCTGAGAGCGTTCTACGGCATGAACAAAAGTTGACCAGATCAGGGCTGTTCTGAGGCTCGGATCACCTGGCCGCGACTACGGGCCTGTTCCAGGTCTTCGTCGGTGGCCACACGATAGTCGGTGAGGTACAAGCGTTGATTGTCACCACTGCGCTGGACGGTGGCCAGCCACCACGGGTTGCCGGTGTCGCCCTCACGGCTTCGGAATATCACCAGGCCGCCATCGGCCTGGGCGATCAGTATACCCCGATTGATCACATCCGGCAGCTGCCGGTAGTCCTCGACTGCCAGGCTGTCCGGATCCGGTAGGCGACCAGGCGCCAGGCGGACCACTTGCGTGTCCGCACTCAGCACTGTCTGGGCCCGGCGCTCGATGATGCCAGCGGGCAGCTCGCCGTCCGGGCGGCGCACCCAATCCGTCAGGATCGGGCTGTCCATTACGTCCCGTGTGGTGGCCTGCGCCAGGCGTTGGTCGACGGTGTCGATTTTGCCGGTCATACGGTCTCGCAGTATCCGGACACGATCCTGCCCCGGGTTGCTCGCCCAGGCGGGGTGCAGGCCCTGGTCCACCTGAGTGATCTCGCCGGTACGCTTATTGGTGAAGCTCACCGTACGGGTGGGTGGTGCCTCACGGCGGACCGGCATGGTGCTGCGCTGACGACGGCCAGTGGGCAGCCCGGTTTCCGGGTCCGTCTCCAGCTCCGCCATTGGGTTCTGGATGCCTTCCCGTTCCATGCGATCGGCTTCAAACTCTGACACCTGGCGTACCCGGCACTTGCAGCCGTAGCCGTTGGGTGTCATGTGGGCGTTCCACCAGGGATGGTCCACTGGTAACAGCGTTCCCGCCCAGGCCACGTGCTGTTCCCGGTGGTTCTCGCTGGGGCCCAGCTCATACAGCAAGAACGGCTGGGTTTCCTTGGTGCGCTGGATGCGCTGCCACTGGCCCGCCGATCGGGCGCTGCGCAGGTTGGACTGGTAGATGGTTTTAAGCCGGCGGGGTGAGCCCAGCTGCACCCGGCGACGCTCGCCAGTGCCCGGGTCGATCTCGTCCTTGATGCCCCACCAGCCTTTTTCCTGGAGCTTTGGCTTCAGCTCCCGGGAGAAGTCGCGGAAGGTCTTGCCTTCGGCCAGAGCCTCATCGAGGCCGGCGCGGACATCGTCCAGGATGTCCAGCTTCATGGCCTTGGCCACGGTGAACGCATGGGCGTGTTCCCGGCCCCACACATCCTGGTAGTCGAACCCGACACGCAGATCCTTGTCACGAAAATACGCCAGGGCGTCTCGCGGTACTGGCCCTGCCTTAAAGTTGGCCATCAGTCGTCCCTCGCATCGCCCAGGCCCCGGGCCTTGAAGGTGCTGGATGCCAGGCGGCGGACAAGTTCCGTCTCGTCCATCTCGTCGAGTACTTCACCCAGGCGGGCAAGGAAGTCCTCCTCATTGCCGCCTTCATCGGCCACACGCCGCGCCAGGCGTTCGATCGGATCCACCAGTGGGGCAAGCTGTACCTGCCAGTCATCCTCCGCCTCGGCGATTTCCGCAAAGTCCGGTTCGCTTTCGTTGACCACGGACTCGCGGTTTTGAGCGGTCTTTAAAGACTGGTTACTGGCCGATTCAACGGCGGTTACAGCCTGCTGCTCAGGCATGAGGATATCCGCATCCTTGGCCGGATCCGGCAGGCCCAGCTTGTCGGAGATCACAGAGCTTTCCACTTTCAGGCCGAGCGGTACCAGATCTTTCAGCGCCGCGACCAGCTGCTTGAGATCTTCCGGCTCCGGTACGTGGATCCTCAGATTCGGGTACCGGCGCTGAACGCCGTAGTTCAAGTCGATGAACGGCTTGACCAGGTCACGATTCAGACTCACACCCAGGTGGCGCGCGTCCGCCCGCTGAATGTCTTCGCGCACGTCGTTGTGAACGGTGGCCTGTGCCTGGCTGGAACCGTCGTCCGTTGTCATGGTCTGGCCCAGCACGGCCTTGCTGGTCTGTTTGTCGATCCACTCGGCCAGGCCCTTGAACAGATCGGCACCGCCCTGGGTGTTGGCAATTTCCTGGAACTCGATCTTCATGCCTTCGGGCAGGATGGCGGCCGCATCAGAGCCCAGGTTGGCCACGGCCGCACGCAGGATGTCCACTTCCTCCGGCTTGGCGCTGTCGTTGTAGCGGCCCAGGCGCAACGGCATACCGAATACCTCAGCAAACGCCAGCCAGTCCGTCAGCGTGTAGCTCTTCGCCATGTATGACACTGCCACCAGGCGGGCCAAACCACCGCGCAGCGGGATGCCCGCCTTCAGCCTGGGGCGGTGCACGATGAACTTGTAGGGGGCCAGGGGCACGCCCTGGGCGACGTTGTCCTGGTCGATCAAGCGCAGCTGGCGCCCGGTGGCCTGGTCGAACCGGAAGAAGCGCGGATCCCGCCAGACGTATTCCCGTGGCCACCACTGACCGCCCCGGGTGTTCCACATGATCTCTGCCACCGAATAGCCTTTGCCCAGGGCGTCCAGCAGATCTTCAATCAGATCCCCGAACACGGCATCACGAACCAGGTCCCGCACCGCATCTGCCAGGCGTACATCCGCCGGCTCATCCGTGGCGGATTCCACCACCACATCCAGACCGCTCACGGCCCGCTTACGGGTACCGAGCACGGAGGCATAGTGCGGCTCGCGCTCTTCCATTTCCTCGGCCAGGGTGAGGTAGTCGTGGCCGTCATTGTTTTCGGCCGCTCTCAGGATCATTCCCAGGCGGTCCGGTGTCAGGTGGCTGGCAATGCCGTTGTGCCACACCTGGCGCACACCGGTGAGCGATGGCGCGGCCAGTTCCTTCTTCAGTTCAGCCTTCCGGATCGGACGGCCGTGTGCGTCCACAATGGATGATTCGGCCATTACAGCAGTCCTCCTCGGTTACGGAACCCGGCGGTGGCACGCACCGGCCGGTGGTGTGTGTGGTCAGGGCCCGTGCGGATGGCTTCGTATCCGTACTCCAGCGCGCCCTGTTGGAAGCTGGCGTAGTACGCCATGGCCAGCGCGATGGCCGTGTCACCGTGGCGTTTCTTGTCGTCCCCGGTCTTGCCCTCCGGCAGCTTGGGAATACCCTTGATCACCTGCAGGGCTCGCAAGTCGTCGAGCACATCGCTGTCGCGGGGGATCTCGATGCCGTCATCCTCAAAGGCGGCCTTGAACTTGGGCATGGTCTCCAGGTACCAGGACTGCGACAGCATCACCGCTTCCACACGTTGAGAGCCATACTCATACTGCGCCTGTTCCGCTAGGTACTGGCCATTGCCACGGGCGTCCAAGGCGCCGTATTGAAGATTCGGCAAACGGTCGACGATGTAGAACAGAATCTGTTCCTGTTGTTTGAACGGAACATTGCGCAGCTCCACCAGGAACGGCACGCAGCGCTTCAGCTGCTGGGTGACTTCCATGGGCGCGATGCTGGTCAGGTCGCCACTGCGGCCGAAGTCCTCGCCAAAGCAGTGGCGGCTGTCCGGGTTCAACGTTTCCAGCAGCGGCAGCAACACGCTCTCGCACCAATCGTGTATCTCAGCCTTGCGCAAGTGTTCCGGCCAGGCGTTGAACTCGGCCGTGCCTTCGTACCGCACCACGGGCGCCTCAACCATTCGGGCCTCAATCAGCGCCCGGGAGATGTAGGCACCGCCGCCGGATTTCGGAACACAGTAGTATTCCTCCAGGGCGTCCTCGCGGGTGGCGGTGTCCTTCAGCAGGTTTTCTTTCCACTGTTTCTCGGCGGCCGGGCTCCATTCCTTGCCACGCACCTGGCAGATGCGCTTATACAGGCCCTGATCACAGGCATCATCAAGGGTGAGCCGGTGCACGCTGTAGCGTTTCTTGCCGGCACGGCTGTCCTGGATTAATTCGTTAAAGAGGTTTTCCACCCCGTTGTGGGTGCTGATCAGGCGCACCTTGGCGCCCCACATGGTCAGTGCCAATGCCGCCTTGAGTACTTCAGCCAGCTCCGCATGGAAGGCGGCCTCGTCGATGGTGACATTACCCTGGCGGCCCCGCAGGTTGCTTGGGCGGCTGCTCAGCGCCTGGATCTTGTAACCGCTGGCGAAGTGGATGTTGAACGTGAGGATGTCCTTGTCCTCATCGCTAAGCACTTCTTCCTGGACGGTGGACGCGGCCTTGTCGAAGGCCCGCGCCCACATGGCGCAGGCGTCGATGAATTCGATGGCCATCTCTTTGTTGGAGCCAACGTAGAAATGGTTGGTACCGCCGGCGGATTTGGAGGCGCTGGCTGTCAGTACAGCGTCTGCGGCTTCGCCCCAGGTCAGCCCGGTACGGCGGCTCTTCTCGGCGATCTTGAGTTCTGAATCGTCCTCAATCCAGGCTTTCTGGTACGGCAGCAGTACAGAGTCCGGCAGTGCGGTGGCCATCAGGCAATCCCCAGGATGTCACGCTTGATGGCGTCGATGGATTCGCGGGTCATGCCCTGGCTGGCCATGCTGGTTTCCGCTGCATCGGCGGCTTCCCTGGCCACTTCCTGGCGCAGTTCCCGGGCCCACTTCTTCTGGCCGAGGGATACACGCCCGATATCGGCCAGGGCTCGGGTCACACTGCTGAGGTGTTTGGCGGCTTTCTCTGGTTCGTGTTCGGCCTTGCGCATGGCGATGGTGATGCGCAGTAGCTGGTCCTGCACGATCCGGGCGGTGGCGTCGATCAGGTGGCCGCTCTCGTCTTCGTTCTCGGCGGTCATGGCCTTGGCCAGTTCCGTGGTTTTGCGGACGTCGCCCATGGCTTCCTCGAATTCTTCCTGGAGGCCACGGCCGTAACGATGAACAGCGGAACGGGAGAGCTTGAAGCCGCGCTCTTCCAGCCAGTCGGTCAGGCCGTCATAGTCCTGAAAGCCGGTGTTGACCAGCCGTTCGTTCAGCTCCTCACGGAGATCCTGAGGCAGATCGTAAATCTTTGAGCGCGGCGGCATGGCTTATGCTCCCGGCTGTGGGCGTGCAATACCAGGTACGGTGGCACGGCCTTCTGCAACATCGGCACCACGGCTGGTCAGTGTGGCAATCCAGCCGGCGCGTGGCTGCTGGCAGATCACCAGGCCCTGTTCCTCCAGCCAGGCCAGGTCCGTGTGCAGGGCGTCTTTGCTGATGTGGTGGCCGTAGTTGCCGCCCAGCTCGTCGTTCAGGCTGTACTCATTGGATGTGAACTGGTTGCGCCGTTGCAGGATGCGGAGAATCCCGAGACGGCGGCCTGCGGTCTGAAAGTCCTGGTAGCTCATTTAGGCTGGTCTCCCTTGGCGTTGAGAAGGTAGCTGTTCACCATCGACAGCTGGTGCGACAAAGCCCGCATCTGGCCGCTGACGCCAGACAGATCCTCCGCCACATCGTTCAAGCGGTCGTAGACCTTCGACAGGTCATGGTGCGTAGGGGCGCCATCCATGCGACTCTCGAAAACATCCTGGCGACGTTCGCAGCGGACCACCCGTTCCTCCAGGTGGTCATAACTGGCCTCCATATCACCGCGCACCGTATTGATCGCGCTGGCGTTGGCTTTGCTTTTGTTGCTCACGTGGGTGTATATGCCAAGGGCAACCAGGCCAAACAGTTGCAAAACCCCCATCCAGAACTTCGCGGCGTTGTAGTCGAACTGCGCTAAATCCATTACTTCCCCCGGCGGTCATGATCTGTCTGGCACTCCACACAACGCACGGCGTTGGGGTTTGCCTGCATGCGAGCCCATGACAGGGGCCCGTCGCAATCAAGGCAAAGCCGCTGGCCGTTCACTTCCAGCGGCGGTTCCAGGTGGCACTGCAGGGCTTGCTCAATGCCGGCCCGTGTGATGCGTTCGGTTAACGCCTGGGCCTCTTCAAACTGCTTTTCATTCACTGCGCTTACCTCCGAGGCCATCCGCCAGTTTTTCCAGTAGGCCCCGGCCGTCCTGCCCAGCTGAGCAGCGCTTGTCACGACTACGGGCGCTGATGTTGATACCGAGGATCGACAGGGCAATGCCCCACATGGGTGTCAGTGCGGTGACGGCGTTGATCAGATCCGCCGCATTCTCTGGCGAGCCAACCATGGCCCAGGCGATGGCCACCGATTGCAGCAACCAGGTGATGGCCACCATGTAACCGAAGGTTGGCCGCCAACGGCGAACATAGCCATCATTGGCACTGGCCTCGGCTCGCATGGTTTTGTTGATCTCGGCCAGGCGGGCAGTCTCGGCTTCAAGCACCATCCGTTTGAGTTCACGCTGGTGCTCGCGCTCCAGCTCCTTGAGTTTGACCAGTGCCTGCGGATCCGCCTTGATCGCTTCTGCGACGGCATCGGGGTTGTCTTCCACACCCAGTGCCGTGGCGATCAGGGTACCGACGGCACCACCGGCGGGGCCAAGGGCACTGCCGAGCAAAGGGGCGGCCTTTGCAACAACGTCTTTAACTCCGTCCCAGCTCCAGCTCATGTCAGGGCCACTCCGGTGAAAATGTGCGAACGTCCAGGAACCATTTGTCGTGTGCGTCGAGGTCTTCCATCAGCATCTTGAACGCCGCGAATGAATTGAGAATTGCCCACTGTTGGTCCCGGTTTCTATCCGGAAGCACACCGGTGGACAGGCCAGGCGCAATGCATCCTTCCAGATCGTCGATGGTGTTGGCGGGGTGGATCATGATGTAGGTGCGGTCGAGTACGCCCTGGACTTCCCAGCCATGGCGGTATTTGCCACCGGTGGTGCGCTCGACCACCCCGGAACGGCGCAAGGCCAAGGGATAGACCCCTTCCGGAATACAACTGACAGAGACACGATTATTGAGCCAGGGCAGCTCCAGGGAGTGGTAGCTCCGCCGGGGAGTTTCCAGGCGGCCAAAGACACCACGATCGGTATAGGCCCGGTGCAGAAACAGATGATTCGAGTTTGATGCGTTCATGGCCGCAGGTTAGCGGCGGGGGTATGGTGTTCGGGGCCTGAAGCCCTTCAGGGGTGCGGGTTTTGTAATGGGGAAGTTACGGGCAAAGAGTAAACCTATGTCATTTCTTTGGCAAGAAATCACGTTTCATAACAATTCGGATCCCCCTCTGTCCGTAGTGGTCTGCTACGCTTTGGCGCATGTACAAATAAAACCAATGATGCTGGAGACGTAACGGAATGGCCAACAACTCAACAGGGAAAACTCTTCACTACCTGCGAGCTGTCTATGATGGAAACCCTTTTGATCTAGGAACTTTGATGATTGCGTCCTGCATTGAACTCAATACCCCAGGGAGCCGAGAGATTGAATTTGGTGGTGGGGATATAATCCGTATTGAAAGGTCGAGGAATTTGAAAGGTGGCGCAATTCTGGTTCAGCTGACACGGTTTGTACCCGGTGAGAAAGCCCCGACTTTGCAGCCTCATGCAGATTCCGCAAACGACGTGGAGGAGTCGCAAGCGCCACCACCAGGAAAAGAATTCAAGGACGGGGATAGCTTTTTCCTGGTAAGCCAGCATGATGTGATCTTCTGCAGCCACGGAATATCGAAGGCCAAGTCCAACCTATATCTACAGAAGTTTTTCGTACAAGCGGGGTTCGAGGAAAAGGTCGCATATTTCGATTTAAACCCGGCGGCAAAACTCGACAAACTACAGTTGATCAAGAAACACGGTGTGAGAGCAATGGAGCTGGGTGCGTCGGCTTTCGACTTAAGCATGCCCAAGAAGGAACAGAAAAACCGATTCACAAAAGCGATGTCCTCAGCCTGGGGTGAGATTGAAGCGTTGATCGCAAAGGACGAATCCATGGAAGACCAGAAATACAGAGAGGATCTTTTGGTCAACGTCGAGGTTCGTTTGGACGGTAATTCGTATGCATCTCAAGGCGCGAAAAATTCTATGGAGCACCTGGCCGAATGGCTTCTGGAAGACTCTGATGCGCCTCTTAGTGAATTCAAGATTATCACTCGGGATAATGAGACAATCAGTTCATCGGATATCAGACTACAGACGCGGGTGAAGGTTCAGAAACAGGAACGTTCAGTTGAGCACAACGATATGTGGTCGAAGATCGAGATTTATTTCAATGACCTTAAGAAACAGGGACTGCTTGAGCAATGACATTCCAACCTGACTGGAAGCGTATCAGGCTTTTTTTGGCCTTCGCATCTGTGTCTGCGCTAGCAGGATGGGCAGGACAGCCTTTGGTGCATGGAAACCAAGAGGCCGTTGGCGTTATCGTCAACGTTTTCTCGATTCTTGCCGGCTTTCTGGTCACCATCATGACCTTGCTGGGCGAGCCAATGCTGTTTCGTGGGGCTACATGGCGCTCTGAAGCCGTGAAGCGAAGCAACGTCTACCGGCGCCTAGTCAGGCACAAGTGGCTTTTTGTTCTCTATCTTTTGGTGCTGGGGTTGATCTTCGTTTCAACCCTCGTCACCAAGAAGTTTCCGGACCACTACACGGTTCACTGGATCGAGAGGATTTACCTGGGGTTGGCGACATTCGCTTTCTGCCTTTCACTGACACTGCCAACTCGACTGATGAATCTCCAGTTGGACAGATTTGATGAACTTGTAGAGGCAAAGAAAAAGCCGGGAGGAGACGGTACGTAGGAAGTCAGGCCGGAAATTAAGTCCTAATCTCCGGACGGATTGGCCCCCGTCCCCTTCCGTCATTAAACGTTTAGCCCACTTGCAGAAGCCGATCAAAATCCCCGAGTACTCGCTCTGTATCCCGGTCCAGAACACTCAGCAAGATGGTGAATTTATCACGGTCTACTGAATGCAGGTCGCTGCCTGGGGTGACCAGATCGGTTACCGCGCTGCGGCACGCCTGCAGCTCGCGCAGCTCATCATTCAACTGCCGCAGTGATGACTCTTTGGACATAGACTTCTCCCATAGTTGACGATCTGAAAAAAAGGATAGTGCGTTTTTTCGGATTCGGAATGGGAAATATTCTAAACCCAGAAAATGCCGAAAATTCGCGCCGTACCCATCTCTCTTTCGGTATTTCAAAAATTAGGATACAGCCGATTTTCAAACTGCAACCTTAGGAGTAGACACTTGGCACTGCGGAAATAAAGGAAGTTTTATGCTTTGGAAAAGCCTTTGAGTTTAGCTTTTTTGGCGCAAGGTATTGAGCCTGTGCCGCCAGTCGTCTCTGTCATCCTTGTCTTCAATCGTGGTCAACCAGTGCCGGATCCACTGCGGGTGGCGGTTCCGGACCATGAGCCATGATTCGTGCCAGCGCTTCTTTTCGCGCTCGATATCGGCCCGGACCTCCGCTGATTGGCTGGCCAGGTTGTGGCTCACCGGGCCTCACCCTCACTGAACATATCCGCCTGGCGATCGTCCGGCATACCTTCTGAAAGGATCTCCCAAACTCGGCGCTCGGTGAGCCGGTACCGGCGGGCCAGCACCCTGGCCGAGTCGCCGTCTGCGTGTTCCTGGCGCATGTTCTGGTTGCGCACGGCCATGACAGCCGCCTTGGCGTTGGGTACGTCAAGGCGCTCCTGGGCGTAGTGGTGGGAAAGCTTACGGGCGGCATCGATGCCGAGCAGCTCGGCCAGTGGATGATCCTCCGGCATCTTGGTGGGCACCGTCAGCCGCACGCCGCCGTACTCGCTGACTAGGCTCTGCGTCGCCTGCAGGCCGATCACGTCGACCAGCTCACACAGGGATGGCGGTAGGTAGTCGGTGTCCCAGGTGGTCATATCAGCCTCCGGTCTTCCGGTTGGTGGTGAACTTGTCAGGGTCTACACCCAGCTTTTCCATGTGCCGACGCCAGGCTGCCTGGGCTTGTTCGGGTGTTTCCTCCATGCCCTGTTTCTTTTCGGTCACGTTTGGCCGGCGGTTTTCTGCCTCTGCCGCTGGCTTGCGAGCGTCTGGCGCTACCGTGGCCAACACCTGCTTTAGGTAGTTGTGATTCTTCAGCGGCTGCACCTGGCCCCGGGTGCGCTTGTCGTGAATGCTGCGAATGGTGTCCTGCAGTGCCGCGACCAGGCTGTCACGGTCTGCCAGTTCCAGGGTTTCCTGGGCAAGCCGCAATGCACGGGCATTGCTGAGATCCGACTTGGCCGGGCGGAACAGGCCCAGGTATTGAACCAGCGGCCGGGCCAGTGGGCGCCCGAGGCCTGCCAACAGGCCCAGCAGTTCACTGCCAGCGTCGTCCTGGATGAGGGCTTCCAGCTGGATATGGCTGTGGCAGATGGGGCAGCGGCCTAACTTCATTGGCTGCTACCCTCCCGGTGCGCTTCCAGCCACGCGTCCGGCATCATGTAGTAATTACATAGGCGGACCAGGGCCTTCCGGGTTCTGCGCCAGTTCTGAGGCAACTCAGGGTGCAGCCTGTCGATATCGTCCAGCGACATGGCCCGTGCCTTCATGGCTACGTCCAGAGAGTCCAACAGCCGGCGCTTCTCCAGCTCCACGTCCAGGGCGGCAATGAGCGCCCGCAGGTGTTCCGGTTTTTTCAGCCAGGCCACCTTTGCAATGCCCGTTTGCTGCTTTGCGATCGCATCGGCATAGCTCCAGGGCGCTTTCATCTCAGCCAGCAGCGCCTCCACCTTCTGGAGCATGGGTTCGCGGCCCAGGTTGTGAGGCGTGCCAGGGTGCTGCGCCACGCGCTTCTTTGGCCGGGCCTTGAAGCCGCGATCCTTCATGTGCTGCAGCACCTGGTACAGCTCCGCCACGTTGCAGTCTGAGCAGGAGCGCTTGCCGCCAGTGACGGTGGCCAGCATCTGACGGTAGGTGTCCTCGTCCAGGTCCAGCTGCTTGCGGGCGATGTGGATCTGAGCCAGGACCTTTTTGCGGTTTGTCGCTGTCATTTGCTGGCATCCAAATCAGGCTCCAGGATCTCCAGATCCGGGAAGTGCTTTTTCAGGTGTGCAATTGCTGCACCTTCGGTGCCGAAGTCCGGAACAAAGGCAACCACTCTGGGCGTCACCATCTGATCGGCTTCCTTTTTTCCAAAAGCACGTTTTAACTGGGCGTAGCCTTTCTTTTGATACATGGCACGCTTCATTGGTCGCCAGAATCGCGCCTCGGGATGTACCGGCTTTCCATCCTTTTCCTCAGTCCATATGCCTCTTTGGTGCCCATCCACGTAAACGACCACGAAAATTCTCTTGCCGTTGTGAACCTTTCGCAGGCTGACCTCGTGGCCATCCGCCAGAAGCTTCACGGATCCGCCTAGGTGCTCAAGGCTGCTTTTGATCTGGTCCCACTTACTCATCGTCGCTTTTCTCCTCTGCGGGGGATTCTTCATAAGCAATAACGACAGCCACGTTGACCAGCTTTGCGCCCGTACTGGCACCCAGCATTCCAAAAAATCCGAAAACCCAGGCAACTGAAGCCACCAGGAAAAGGGGTTTAAGATCCTTATAAAGCTTTCTCATGCTCTCGCTCCCGCCCGTCGGGCCTGCCTGGATGGCAGCTGCGCATAGCAGGCCTTGCAGGGTTGCTGTGTCTTACCATTTTTGGTGTAGAAGAACTCGGCATCATCCGGCCAGAAGTCCCCACACTTGGTGCAGCGTCGCTCTCTGCCCAGCTCGGTAGATCGGAATTGCTTCGTCATATCGCACCCGCTACCGCGAGTGTCACGACAATGATCGAGCCAACTAGCGCGCACAGGACCATCTCTTTGCGGGCCTTGGCTTTGCCGTCAATAAAGCCCAGCACGTACTGCTTCTGTTCGGGCGTTTCTGCAAGCTCAAGCCTTAGATCGTCAACAATTCGTTCAAAGTCCGGCATTGCCCAGGTCTCCTGTTTGGCTGCTCATCAGTGCCAGGCAGCCACGCCCGGCAGACGCCCCGGCTGGGGCGTTTCGCATTTATCGCTGTCGGCGATCGATGATTAAGGACCCGACAGAAGCCATCAGCAGCCGTCGGCTCACGGGGCTGCGCCGGGTGTGCCCGATCGTTCCGGTGATCAGGGTCCTTTGCCCTTCATCTATTCGGGTTCCATTCCTTTGCTGATTTTCGTTCGCCAACCGCTCCAGCTTCTTTATTATGTTGCGTTCCACTGCGGCGGCTTTCCGCTGCTCAAAAGTTCCGCGCTTCTTCGCTTCGCCCATACATACCCTCGCTTTGGCTGCTAATCAGTACCAGGCAACCACACCTGGCAGACGCCCCGCAGGGCGTTTCGCTTAATGGGTTTTGGGCTTTTCATTCTGGTAACTGGGTCGGCGAAGCACTTCCTCATTTGTGACGTCATACCGTTCGCGGATCCAATCACGCATGGCTTCAACGCCAACAAGCGCTAGTTTCTTCATCCCTTCCCGCTGACTCTCGTCAACCGCGTCGCCGTGAAATTCCACTGCAATGGCCAACCCCTCGGGAAGCTGCTGAATCTCAATGGTTGCTCCGTTTACAGCGCTAGTTTCGGGCTTGGCATTCTTTTCGTTGCTCATGCTCAGATCCTTTTAAAATTTGGCTACCTGGAGTAGACGGAAGGAACGGCCAACCTGGACGATCAGCCAATCGCTCGGCCGCTCCTTTCGCTCCCTCGCAAACTTCGCTTCGTAGTAGTTCACTGCTGGCACTCCCTACAGCGCTGCCACATCCAGCGGAATCTGGCGGTATGGGCCGTCTTGGCCCTGCCGCTCATAGAAGCGCAGGTAGCTCTTGCTGCCGGTCACCTGGATGGAGTCCATGATCGCCTGCATGGCCTTCTGCCACTGCTCGTCCTTGATGTTCAGGCTGCGCAGGCCCAGCACTCGGGCGGTGCTGATCTTGCCTTCCTTGTCGGTCTGGAACGCATGCTCCACCAGGGCCTGTACTTCGGAGCTGCTGCCGGCCGTCCATTCGTGGATGCACTGGTCGATCAGCTCCTTGGCCACCTGCAGGCGCTCGTCGAAGGCCAGGTGATCGGCCACGGCGCGCTTGATCTGGTGCTGGCCATCAAAGCTGCTCAGGGTCACGTTCCCTTTCTTGCCGCCATAGGTGGTGTCGTACTCCATCGCGCTCAGCTCCAGGAAGCTCTCCACCTCGTCAGCAATGTCCTGCTTTGCCTTTCGCATTTGCTCTTGCAGGTGCTTCACCCTGGCGATCACGTTTTGCACCATGGTGTCGCGCACCAGGTCGATATCCTTGATTTGCTCCACGGGCACCAGGTGGCCCTTGGCGTTGCGACGGAACTGATCCGCGTTGTTGGCTTGCATGTTCATAGGGCTCTGCCTCATGTGGTTAGGGGTTTGGTCGGTTGCAGCGAGCGATTACGGCAGCTCGCAATGCCACGGCGTTTCGGGTGGCGCTTGTGGTGCAGCGGCTCGAACGGCCGCACGTTGTTCCGTGGCAGGCCGTCCAGCTGCTGGGCAATTTCCTCGGCTTGCTCCTGAAGGACCTCTTCACGGATCAGCCGCACACGCACCTTGGTCTGGGCTGGCATGAGTGGGAACGGAGCACCCAGCAGGTGCTCATACCGGGCCGGATCCGCCAGGTACTGGTCCAGCGTGACCCCGTGCTTGTGCACCAGGTGCGCCGCGTAGACGTCGGCGTGGTGTTCCAGATAGGCGGTTGGGTGCATACGGCTCACAGGTCACCTCCAAGGTCAGTCCAGGCATCGCGGATAATCTGCAGGCTCAGCGGCTCGCCCACGTTGTTTGCAAACAGGGTGGCGAGGCGCAGCGTCTGGCTCAGGCCACGGAGTGCGCCCGGGCGCCGGCCAATGGCCAGGCAGAACTTGCGGCTTTGTTTATCGGTGATGCCCCAGGCATCGAGAATGGCGGTGATGTCACCGTCCTGCGGCTTGCTGAGGCGTACCCGCTTGGATACCCGGCTGAACAGCTGGGCAAAGCCGATCGCTCTGGTACCACCGGTCAGCTGGGCGTACACGATTTCATTGCCCGACAGGCAGATGCCCACGCCGGTGGCGTCGTGAATGGCGCGGATGGAGTCCAGGGCGCGGTGGCACAGGTGCTGCGCCTCGTCGATGACGATCAGGCCACGGGTACCCTGGACACGCTCGATGATGTTGCTCTCAACAACGTGGACGGCACCGGTGGTGCGCAGGTTGAGGGCCTGGGCAATCCGGGTAAGGATTGGGCCCGGCCGAGCCACGGTCGGGGTGGCAGTCACCAGCCAGACGTTCGGCGCCTGGTTCTGGTAGGTGCGGATGGCAGTGGTCTTGCCGATGCCGGCACCGCCGTAGACAACACTGATGGAGCCCGCCATCTGGGCAAAGCTCAGCGCAGACATCACGGAGGATGCGCTGGGAGTGCGGACCCAATCGGTGTCCGCCGGCAGCTTGCCTTCCAGTTCCGCCTCGGACTCGCGGGAGTCCAGCCAACGCTGGATAGCCTGTTCGATCTTTTCGTTATCGCCCAGGTAAGTGCCCTTTAACCACTGGTTAAGGCGGGCGGCGTTGATGTTGGTCAGCTTGGAAACCGAGGCCTGGGTTAAGCTCTCGTCGGCAATGATCTGTTCGACGGCATCCGCCAGGGCTTCGTTGCGTTTGGCTTTCATGGTTTTTCGCTGCTCTTTTGTCATGTGTTATCCTTACCTTGCTTTGAGTAGTGATTGGCCCTAGGGCCTCTCTGGGCCCGGGAGTTGCCGCTCCCGGGCTTTTTCATGCCTCGCCTTTGAATTTCTTCAGATGTCTCTCCATCGCGTCGTTGAATCCGTACTTGTCCGCCGGTGACTGGTAGGGCTGATCGACGATGTCGCTGCCTGCCACCGCCTTCTGCACTCTTCCGAAGTCACCCCTGCGAATGTTGCTCTCGGCCTCCGCTTCCGTTTCTTCCGGTTCCGGCAAGTAGTCGGTGGCTTCCAGCACGCTCATGCGCTTCTCGGCCTTGGCGGCCTGTTTGCTGGCCTTGCTGCGGCGCTTGTTCTCGCGGCTCCACTCGCGGCCGGCACTGGTATCGCCAAAGCCGGCGGCGTGCAGGCATTCCGCCTCGCCCAGGTAGCGGCCGTCGTTGCGGTACAGGTGCACGGCGTTATGGAGGTTGTCTGGATCAAACCGGACCACGACACGCTCCCCGGCGTGATCGGTGAGGAAGTCCGCGCCATAGCGGTTCTTGCCGTTCGGGCCGTTGCCGATGGTGAGGCTCAAACTGGCATCGCGCTGGACCAGGACCGATTCGGCCTGCATCAGCCAGAGTCGGCGCTGTGCTGCGGTGGCACGGCGGATGTGCTCGGCATTGCGCTGGTAGCTGTCCTCGAAAGCCTGTTTGAAGGAATGCACGCCGGCGCATGTCTCGGTGCGGCGCTTTTCCTTTCCGTTCCACTGGGTGATGGCCAGGCGCAGGGTCTTGACGAACACGTCCCAGTCCACGGCTTTCTCGCCGTAGTTATCAGGCTTGGCGGTGACGTTGGGGCCGGTGTAGGCGCCCTCAAACTTGGGGTGCTTGTCGACGTAATCGCCCAGGCCACCGACACCGAAGGCGCGTTCCACTGGCTTAGCCTGGCCCCAGCCCTTACCAGCGACCACCGACGTCCAGTGCACCTTGATGCCGAGTTGCGGCAGCAGGCCCAGAGGGTCGGTTTCCTTGACCTTGAAGCGGTACCGGTTGCTGACACCGCCGGTCAGCCACTTGTTGGCGGCGGCGCGGGTGTTGTCGATGGTGACGTGCTCGGGGATCCCGTACTGCTCGATGACATCGCCCAGGGCAAGGCGGATCATGTCGGTGTTCTCGCTCTGATCCGTACGGAAGCCAACGAATTGCCGGCTGTAGATGTCCTGCCAGAACCAGGTCTTTGGCCGGCCGATCTCGCCGTTGGGCATGCGCACGAAAACGTTGTGCTGGTAGCCGTCGCCGTTGATCCAGAACAGTGCATGTATGTCCCGAACGGTCCGTTTCATGGACGGGTACAGCCGCAGCAGCGCGTTCTCGCCCTCGCGCTCCAGCACCCGGATATGGCGCGGAATATCCTTCACGCGGCGGTTGATGGTGCGCAGCGGTGGCCAGTCCCACCCCTCGGCCTTGGCGGCTTGTTCTGTCAGCTCGTAACAGTGGGCAACGGTGCGCTGTTCCGGTGTCAGGTACAGGGCCTTGAAGTGGTCCCAAGCCCGTTCGTCACAGGCAGCGCGGGGGCGGCCCGGCTTGTAGGACGGTGCCAGTGCGGCCAACCGGTCTTCCAGCGCCACCGAGTTGGCGATCTGCAGCCAGCGGTAAAGGGTGGCCCTGGACTCCTGGTAAGTAATCATCGCCTGGTGGATCGCCTGGGTTTTGCTGGCGCCGTTGTCCTGCAGCCGCTCGATGGACTCGATAACCACCAGTCGGTGCTGTGCGGCTTCCTTCATGGTGTTGGGTGCCGCTTCGTACAGGTTCCAGAGTTCCTCACGGCCTGTGGTTTTGGTGGTCTTTTCTGGCTTGATTTTGGTGGTAGCTTTGGCACCAGATCCGAACCTTTTAAGGACGGCGGCTTGTGTTTCGAGGGGGAGCGAAGAGAACGCGTATTCACGACCACCGCCCTGTGCCCTGCGCTGGCGACTCTTCCAGCCGTCGCGCTTGGCCCGACGAACCACTGCGCTGTGAGTGCCTGGCATCCCGCTCAGCCCGGCCAGCTCTTTCGCCGTAAACCAGTCCTGGTTCATTCTTCACCTCCATCAAACAGAGCCAGCTCTGGTGCCGCTGCTTTCTCTACGTTGCAGCGGTGGCCGGCCAGTTGGGCCATGGCCGCAGTGATTCCACCCATCACTTCCTCGCTTTCCAGGTTGCCCTTGTAGAACTGCGCGAGCAGCGTCACCGCGTCATTCATGGTGGACTGAAGGGTTAACAGGTCGTCCTGGCTGGCAGGCTGGCCGGCAGGAATATCAATCAGCAGCTTCTGTGCGGATGCCCCGATGTACTGGGTAAGGAAGGTCGCCCCGCAGGCGTGCTCAAACGGCCGGATCATGACGGCTGGCATGCGTCCGTTTTCCAGCCATTTATAGAGGGTGTACTTCGAGGGCATCCCCATCAGGTCGGCTACCCGGTCAACCGACAGGTTCCTTTTCTCGCGGCCATGGTCCAGGCACAGCTCCATGGCATGCCTGAGTGATGTTGGATTTACCCGTTTCCAATTCCGACGGCGCATTAGAAAACCTCTTAATTACCTGTTCCAAACAAAAGCCGCTGTTGCTCTAGCTGCCTCAACGTCCCCGTGCCTACACTGGCCATAACCGAGCACCTTAGGAGGCGCGTTATGCAGCCTGTGACTTGCACTGCTTTGAACGTGGGTTTAATACACCTTGCAAGGTGCTATCCTTTGCCTTTGGTTGGGTGTAGTTCTGTGTGTACCTGGCGGGCCAGATGGCCGCAGGATCGATACCAATGGCAGCCGCAATCAGCCGCTCGCCTTTTGGCCAAGGCCGGTCTAAGGCGTGAGCCAGCGTTGTGGGCGATGAGTAATCGTGGTGGATTGCCAGCTTGCGAAGACTCCATCCGGCCTTGTGCAGTGCGGCGACGATATCGGCGCGGTGCCAGTTCTCTGGTGCCGTTTTTTTAGGCTCGGTTTGTTTGTTCAT